ATAGTGCGGGTCGCGCTCTTCCATCTCTTCGGCCAGGGTCAGATACCCCGTACCCTGCCCGCGCCGCGCCTGTTGCAATAAATCCGCCAAGCGTGCAGGTGTGAGATTATCCGCCGCCGAGGCGTGCCAGACCTGACGCGATCCGCTGCCCTGCGGTTCGGCAAAGATTTTGGTCAGCGCCGCCGTTTTGATCGGTTCGCCGCGATGGTCGAGTATTTGCGCCATTTCTATATCACTCCCATTTTCCAGTTGCCGCCGCGTTCAATCGTGCGTGCATACGCAAGCCCCGGCTGCACCCGGTGGTAGTCGATGATCTCCTCGCCGCCCTTGGCCGCGCTGGCGGCAAGGAATTTTGCCCAGGCGCGGTCGGCGTGGCCCGCACTGTCGCTGTCGGCCACAAAACGCGGCGTTCCGGTCGGGCCGGTGACTTTCTTGAGTTTATGTAAATCCGCGCGCAACACGGCATCGCCCGCCGGTATCCGGCATTTTCGATCTTCAAATGATTCCTTGCCCAAGGTGGCGAGGGTGAGTTTATTGGCGCTGGTGAACAGTACGCCTTCCACCCGGCTTGTGCCGTGGCGGCGCTGCGCATCTTCGACCGGCTTTTCACCCATGCCGGTCTGATCCATGCAACAGCGCATGACTTTATAGCGGCGAAATACATCATCGAGCAATTGATCCTGCTCGGCAAAACTCGCGCGCTTGCGGGTAATGATTTCCCGGCACCAGGCGACATCACCCACCACTTCATCCACCCAGATCACGAACAGGTCGTTTCTGGCCGCGATATCCACGCCGACATAACACGGGCCACCGGTATACAGTTCGGGCTTGCCCGCGTGGTCATCTTCAACCGATGCGATCAAATCAAACGGCAGCCAGCTACTGGCCTCATCCAGCCATTCCAGTTCAAATTCCTGCGCCCACAAATCCGCATCGCCCGCGCCGCGCTTCAATTGCTCAATGTCTCGGGGTAGGCCATCCTTCACAGCGGTATAAATATCCGTGACATGGCGGCTCCACCCATCATCGCTTCCCGTCATAAGCTCATAAAACTTGTTGCCCTTGCCGTTCGGAGTCGAAATGACGCGCAATTTAAGACCCGGTTTTGAAATCACCGGAAACAACGCCTTCCAGATCGCCCGGCTGTCCTGGTGAAAGGCGAATTCATCCAACAGCACATTGGCCGAGAATCCACGCGCGGTATCGGGATTTGCAGGCAATGCGGTGATCCGGCTGCCGCCCGGAAACTCAATCTCAAGCGCGCGGGTCTGCGCATCGAATTCATAACCCAACTCTTTAAACCCCGCCTGAAGTGCGTTCAAATGCACTTTAACCCCCTCTTGCATGGCCTCTTTGGCCTGCCGCTCCCCGCGCGATAAAATCACCCAGCGCGCCCGCCTGCCCGCCGCTTCAGCTTTCAGACAATCCAGCACAATCTCAAGCGTCGAGGTAAACGTTTTCCCGCACTGGCGCGCGAACATGGCAATCTTGAATCTGGCATCGTCCTGTATCCAGCGTTTTTGATAGGGATACAGGTTCAAGGCCGGAGCGGCAGCACCATTCATAGCCCATATCCTTGCCGCATCACTGCCGCCAGCGTCACCGCATCATATTTTCCGGTCTTGCCCAGCGCTTCGATTTTCGCTTTCTGCTCGGCCAGCACTTTCTCGCGAGTCTGGGCCTCAATCTGTTTTCTCACGTTGAGACTGACCTGCTTGACCTGCATAGCCGTCCGCGCGGTTTGTGTGAGTTTTTGCACATCCTTGAGTTCCGCCGCGCCGCTTGCCATCAGGTTGAGAGCGGTGTCGGTGGTCAGCGTCATGACCGCCTGTGACAGCAGATTGCCGGTTTCCTCATTCTTGCCGTATTTGTCCGCGATCACCCGTGCATGGGTTTCCATTTCTTGCATTTTCTCGGTAAACGTCCGAATCTGTGCGTCATAACGGTGGACGCTGCTGCGGCTCACCGGTTCATCGGGATACTCGGCCTTGATAATGGCCACCATTTCATCCAGCGTATACGTATCGGCGCGCAGGAGCTCTTCCAGTCGCACACGATACGGTGCACGGTGAACATTCCCCTTGCGGCGGCGCTTGGGGCGCTCCATCAATCCCGCTCCACCGGGTCCAGAATGCCCTCTATCTGCACATACCCGCGTACCACGTCCAGCCCGCGCCGGGTCAGTTTCGCGCCGTACAGATTGGGCTTGATCTCGCCCAGTTGCCGAAGCTCCACCAGTTGATGCAGTTGCAAAAATTGAAGCGCGCCGATCACTTCGTGCTCTTCAGCCACAATATGCAAATAAAACAGCCCTGCGTGCAGCGTGGAACTGTTCGCCTGCCTTCCGGGCTGTTCGCTGAGAATGCGCAACAGCACCAGGCGGATTTCCTTGAGCCGAAAATCAGCATGAGGTTTCATATTCACTTGCCTTGCTCCCGCAGGTATTTTTGAATCGTCTGCACTTCACGTACCAGGGTCTTGACCTCGCTTTCCACCCCGGCCATGCGCTCGTAAATCTTGATCGCATCGGCATGGGTCATCTGGCTGCGCTGCTGCGCCTCCAAGCGCGCCACTCGCCGCGCCAGCGCCGCGTGCATCGCCCAGAACACACACGGCACGACGACGCTGGCAAGGGACGCCAATACCGCCACAATCAACAACGGCCACGGGTCAGTCATCGCATATCTCCGCCGCGTTTCCCGTTCGTTTGAGCGCCGTGCAGTAAGCCCGCTTCGTCGTGTACTCCCACGTTTCCATCGCCTCGATCAAGTGCCGCTGCATCGCCCGGCACAGGTGGTAATGCGCTGTGACCGCATCGTGATTGGCAATCAGATTCGCCCAGGTCTCGCCCTCTGGCATCGGTAATCTCGGGCACGGTTGCATCAATCCCGCCGGTATCGGTGGCGGGGGTGGTATCGGTAGCGTCAAGACCGGTTCCGGCATTACTGGCCTGCCAGTGGCGCAAGACATCAACGCCAGCGGGAGTATCCAGATCAGGACGTTTTGCAAGTAGCGCCGAAAGCGCCGCACGCTGGTGGGTAAAGTGGATTTGCTGCTGTTCACGGGATACCTCAAAATCATGCGCAATGGCATTAAGCCGTTCGATACTGGCGATGTGCTCGGCCTGGATGGAAACGGCCACCTCGTGCAGTTCACGCGCCGCCGCGCGGGCCTCGTTGACCTGTTGTGTCAGCGCGGCGTTCTCGCGCTTCGCCGCCTGCCCGCGCTCCCAGCGCACCCCGGCCAAAAATGCAAACGTAAAGTGCAGCGCCAGCCCGGCGACAATCCACACCATCGAGACCTTCACCGACATACCGCTTCTCCCGGCCAGCCTGCGGCGAGATACGCCGGTTCCAGCGTCAATAAAATCCGTTTCGGGTAGGCGGTATTTTCACGGTGCGCACTGATGCCCCGGCTGCGCCAGCGTTCGACCTGTCGCCAATCATTGGGGTTATCCCGGTTTGCCAAGGTCAATCCGCGCTCGCGTAATAACCACACCTCGCCACCGTTATAGGCGCGCAGGGTAAATGCCCAGCGGCTGCATTCGGATAACCGGGTATGCCCGAACGGCTGCACGCGCTCGTATAACCAACGGTCATACAACGCCGCCGCGTGAATTGCCTGTACCGGATTCCACGGGTCAAACGCACCCAACTCGCGTACAAACTGTTCGGCCATCCAAAGCGCCGTTGCGGGCATGAACTGCGCAATCCCCTGCGCGCCGACCGGCGATTTCGCACCTGGTCGCCATGTGCTTTCTTGGTGCAATTGCGCCGCCAGCCGCGCGGGCGAGCCGTTCACGCCAAACACATCGGCCACCACCTGTTCCACCCGGTGGCGATACAATGCCGATGCCTCGGGAATCGCCACCGGCTGCGCGTAGGCGACCCTGATCGCACACAGCAGCAATAACACCACCAGCGCCATGATCGCGCGGAGCTTGACCGTACTCACCCGATCAACCCCGCGCCAATCAATGCCGCCGCAATCAGCGTCGCCCGCCGCGTCTGCGCCATCGCTTTATCAAGACCGTCGAGATACCTCGGATTCGCGCCCCGGAAAAACGCGCAGTCAACCCCGTATCCCAATACCGCTGCACCGGACAGTTTCGATACAAACCACACGTACGCGCCGAGCTTGGCCGGATTCAAAAACACCACACCCGCCAGCGTCAACACAGACACGGCAATCAGCAGCCACGCAAATCCAATCCGGTCAAACCCGGACACAATGCGTTCAAACAACACCGCAACACGGCGGGGCGAGGGCGACTTGGACATGGTGCATACCGGCAACAAGAATTGCTGCCTACAATGCCCCGCAC